TCCAGAGATTACCTAGCGATGCTGGCCAAACTATGCTGCCAAGGAATGACACAATAGCCTGCATCTTCTCAACTATAAAGTTATAAGCCGACGTAGCGCCAGAGGTGATGATGCTCCAGAGATTACCTAGCGATGCTGGCCAAACGATACCACCCAAGAAGGAGGTAAGTGCATTTATCTTCTCAATGATGAAGCTATAGGCAGAAGCACCACCGGATATCAGGATGTTCCACAGATTGCCAAGGGATTCTGGCCATTTTATCGCAGACAGATATGAAAGCAGCTGCGAAAACTTATCCATCACGAAACTGTACGCATTGGCCGCTCCGGAAGCAAGCGCATCGTGTATCTTGCCCAAAGAAGCTATCGGAGCTATGTTATTCAGAAATGCAATCAGGCCTGACATTTTTTCTTTAACCGCTCTAAAGGCGCCAATGGCCGCTGATTCAAAGGGTCCCCAAATGTCAGGAAGTTTAATCTTGCCCATAATGTCCATTATTTTTTCTGGAATAGCAGATATTACTTCTAATGGGAATTTTGCTACATCCCAAACAACTTTGGGCATTAAGCTGACGTCCGGTATTTTAATTCCGCCAAGCATATTGCCTATCTTGCTTGCTACTGTTTTAGCCGCACCGATTGCAGTAGATACCCCACCTGCAATCCCGCTCCATAATTTTCCAAAGACGTCCGGTATTTTGATTTTGCCAAGGACTGATATAAAATCCCATAGCTTGCCTATAACAGCCATAATGGCGCGCGGTCCGGCGCCAATTACATCCCACAATGTGTTTATGATTGTCCTTACGGTCTCACTTTTTTTATATAGGATGGTCAGCCCAGCCACAAGGCCGGCAACAGCCACCACAACGAGACCTATCGGGTTGGCGGAAAGGGCTGCATTAAGAAGCCATTGAGCTGCTGTCCACAGCTTTGTTCCAAGTGCTATTGCCTTGGTTGCGACGTTATAGGCGATGAGCTTGCCGACAGACAGCAGCTTACCGCTTAAGCCTAAGACAACGTTTAGGCCTTTCTGAGCAAGCGCCCAGGCCTTAGTCGAAACAGTCACAATTTTAGTGGCTACGTTATAGGCTATGAGCTTGCCGACAGACAGCAGCTTACCGCTTAAGCCTAAGACAACGTTTAGGCCTTTCTGAGCAAGCGCCCAGGCCTTAGTCGAAGCAGTCGCAATTTTTGTGGCCACATTGTTTTTTACCATCCATACGTAAAAATGAGCAAGCTTAACTAAAATAGAGGCAAACGCAAATCCAATAACAGCTATCGCTATTTTCAAAGCCAACATAGCTGATGTAGCATATATTAAAACCTTCGTAAGCCTTTCATGTTTTCCCATCCAGTCAGCAACCTTGCCGACGACCTTAGCGACAGATTGCGCCAATTCGGCCAGCGGGGGCAAGAGCACATTGCCAACGGTAACACCGAGCCTGGTGATTGTGTTCATCAATAGCTGCAAGCTGTTTGCTGTTGTTGCCGATCTTGCCGCAAATTCTTTTTCCATACTTCCTGCATACTGCGTAGCATCACCGACCTTGCGCAAGTTCTCCTCCAATTGTTCAACATTCGTTACCAATGGAGCTATTGCCGCAACGCTCTCACGGCCAAACAGGTCAGTCAAAATAGCAGCACGCTTATGCTCAGGAATTTTTCTTAGGGCATTAACAACGGCAAGGATTGCGCCTTGTGCGTCCTTTTGCATCATTTTGGCCATTTTGGTTGCACTTAATCCTAATGCTTTAAACGCATCTTGCTGTTTTTTGGTGGCAGATGCGCCTGAGGTTAATCGTAAAATAAGATTTTTAATTCCTGTCGCAGCTATTTCTTCCCCCACGCCAACACTAACCATTGTTGTCCCTAGAGCAGCTATCTCTCTTGCGGTCGCTCCGCCTATTTCACCCAAAGGCCCAATTCTGGTAACTATATCTGAGATTTTTGGTGCAGAAGCGGCGGTGGTATTGCCCAAATAGTTAATTTGATCGGCAAGTTCGTTGACTTCTTTTTGGCTCATTTTAAAAGCCGTACGCCATTGTGCCATCATCTGCCCAGCCTGCTCAGCCGTAATGTCGAAGGCAACGCCCATTTTAGCTGCACTTTCAGCGAAAGCAAGCAGTTCATTCCTTGCAATTCCTGCTTGGCCTGCGGCTGCAACAATATCAGCCAAACCTTTGGCTGCCATGGGTATCCGTTGGGAGAGAGCCAAAATGTCTTCTCCCATTTCCTTGAACTGCTGCGGCGTTTCAAAGTCGATGACCTTGCGTACGTCTGCCATAGCTGACTCAAAATCGACGGCAAGCTTCACCGGGACAGCAAGAGTTACCCCGGCAGTAACGGCGCCAAGCATCTTACTGCGCATTCTCGATTGGAAGGCTTCCGCCTTGCCCTGTAATTCAATCGCTCTTGCCAGCCTTTTTTGCGCCTGTTCGGCCTTAGCCAATTCAGCAGTCAGTCTAGACTGCACAGCTCTATATTGTTCTGCCGATATAGCACCTGATTTATAATTCTGTTCTAGTTCCTTTAACTCTATTTTAAGAGAGCGTACTTGATGCTGGGACTCCTGAAGAACAGAAGTGGCAGATTTAAAAGATTGGCTAAAGCTTGAATTTACTTTACCGGCTATTTCTACAGCTAACTCGTATGTTTTAGCTATTTCTGCCACCCCCTTTCAGAATATCCGAAGCTATCTCAAGCCACTTACCAAGCTCAGCAAACGGCATACCCATCCAATAGCCCACAGGCGTATAAGTGCTCATCGAAAGCGAAAGTGAAGCGCGCATGATCAGCTCAGCGCCTTTTTTGCCAAGACCTATTTGAGTAAAAAATTTTGCACAGCGATTGTAATAGCAGTGAAATCCCTTGCTGGTAAGTTATTGATATCTTCAACATTTATCCCGCTTGCCCTAGCTGCAACGATTGCAAGATATTGCTTAGAAAACTCAGGAACGACGATATTCTCGCCTAAAAGTTGAGCCTCCCTCGATGCGTTGATGATATCGTTACCTGTCAATTTGTCAAAATCAAGATTTACCTCTTTTATTTCTATTCCATTAACCATAATTGGCTTACTAAGTTTTATTTTCATGCCATACCTCCTATTCGATACCTAAGGCAGCCTTAACCTGAGCCAGATAATCCATGCCTGCAATTTTGCAAATGTAGTTGAACTTGTCTATTTCGACGAGGTTTGCACCATCGACATCGACCTTAAGGTATACAACCTCAAACACGTTTGACGCGCCTGCTGTTACGCCAACATCCAAATTCCCCAAATTGACTGACGTTTTGGGAATCGCACGCAGTACTACCCTTACTGGTCTAACGAAATACCGGCCAGCCCCGGCATCGTAAATCTGGCTTGCGCCCCTTAAGTCAAGGTTATGCGCCTTCTGGGCCGCCAACTTCAGCGTAGGCTTTTCCACGGTTCGCCAGTTGAGTGTGCATGTCATGCTGCCGAAATGGCCAAGCGTAGGGCTGTCCACCTCGCCGGCCAAGCCCGCCCCCTTCACCGTTTCTGTCATTGCCTCCACGCTTGGAAGCTCTACGTCAGCAACTCCTATCAAATCCGTGCCGTCAAGGTAAACCCTAAAATTTATCAGTTTCTCTGGAACTTGATTTGCCATTTATTCCACCCTCCTTACGCTGCGAACAGCGTTTCGAGATACTGCGGATCGTACTCGACTACGAAGTCGATCTCGCGAGCCGGTGCAGGAGGCGTGACATATACATGGAAGCGAATGATCCCGTCGATGAGATCGGTCGTCGGATTCTCGTCTCGGTTAAATTCCACTCTCCCGCCGAGGATGTACTGCCTTGCGGCAAGCCCGTTCAGCCATATGTTTGCGGAATCGACTATCGTGTCGACGAGCCTCCTGGTGATGGGATAGTCAACCTTTTGCCAGAACGTAAGCACTAAGGTGTTGCCTATCCAGTCAAACATTCTGCGGATAGGGATAAAGGTATCTTTTATGTCAGTGATGCTGGGATATGCTCCGGTTCTGTTTCCCCATGCCTTCCATCCGCCCACGAAATTAAGCGCAGTTACTACGCCCTGCCCATTCAGGTATGCTGCCTGTTCCGGCCCAAGGGCGATTTCTTTTCCGTTAGCAACTGCACCATTGGCCTGTATGGCCTTGTTTGACGGGCTTACGTAGGGCACGTCATCGTTTTGCGAATCTACCTTGCACATTACCCCGGCCAGCTGCGTGGAAAGATGAAACTCTTTAGTCCCAAGTTTTATCTTCGGCCAGCAGACAACCTGCCGTTCGTAGATGAAGTTGTTCTGGCTCTTCCATGCGGAGACGCCCGAATATTTTTTGACAGTATCGGTAGGAACATCAACAAGTGCTATGCACTTAAAGTGCGCGTTGATGTTTGATGCCTTGGCAACCATAATTGCTGCCACCTCAGGATCATGCGACCAACCGGGGGCGAGGATCATCCCGGGGACGAGGCCAAACTTTGGGAAGACTTTGTCTACCAGCTCTAAGCCTTCGTAATTGCCGGTAGTGGAGTCCACGCCACCGATTATGTCGTCAGATATG